TACATCTGTACTCGTAGGTAGGCATAGTCACCTCCCTGGAGGATAGCAGTAGCAGTTCCAGCACTGATAGGTAAGGTCGTCGATGATATGGAAAGCATCGTCCTCGGTATTGATTACTTTGTCGCAAGATATACATTCGTGCATTTCAACCATTGTAGTTACACTCCTCACAGGATAGACATTGTTCACAGTAACTCGTTTCATCGCATCCTGAACAGTTTGAATGTTCTGTCCAAGTATCACATAGTTCACAGGGCGTAAACATTAGGACTCCTTTGGGTATGATGTTAGATGAATAAACCCACAGTTATTGCAGGTATATGGATGTTGCTTTAGCCACTTATGTTTTTTCAGAAATGACTTAGCATGTGATTTGCATGCCCAGCGTCTTTTACTGGAGCACACATCGGGTGATGTTCTCAATTTGTTCGTCATGCGCAGATCATAACACAGGTGTATAGTCCGATGTGCGGCGAAAGCCGTGGGGCGGAAACTTCAAATGATGGATGACGGCAAATGCCTGAGTACAGCATCGCTCCCCTGAACCACCAAAATTTTTTTGGGGGGTAGGGGGGCGTTTCTTAAAATCCGGATTCAGGCAGGATTTAAGAAACCCGTGTCGTCCTTCTGCGGGTATCGGATCTAGGTGCTACAATGATCCTATGAACTCATTACCAGAACATATCTCTTATTCTTCCCTATCCACCTATCAAGAATGCGGTTGGAAGTATTATCTAACCAAAGTCGAAAAACACTCCGAGCCGCACGCTGTATGGTTTACTGGCGGCTCCGCTGTCCACAAGGCTACCGAAGTCTATGACCTAGAAGGTGGCGATTTAGAAACTATCTGGAACAATGTCTGGTTCCAACAGGTAAAAGAAGATGAAGAAGCCAACGGCGATATGGCTGACTGGCAATTTGCTAAACGCGAAGATATGTCGTGGTGGTATGGCGAAGGCATCTGGATGCTAGAGCGTTGGATTAAGTTTCGCAATTCTGGCTGGTCAGTCTATAAAGATTTTGTTGAAAAGGAATATGAAATTCCTATTGACGATACTATAGTTAAGATGGCTATTGACCGAGTAATGGTTGATTTTGAGGGCAAGATAGTCCTGCTTGATATTAAAACAGGTGCTTCTAGTCAGCGACACCCACTACAATTAGCCGTCTATGCTTGGGCTTTGAAGAAGCACGGGGTAATAGTAGATCGTGCTGGCTTCTGGGATGCGCGTACAGGACACGTAACTCAATGGAGCCTTGATAACCTACACGAAGATAGAATTGAAGATATACTCAACACCTTCGACAGGGCGCGTAAGGAAACTATTTTCTTACCTAACTTGTCCAACTGTGGCAGATGTGGTGTAATATCCCACTGCAAGTTTTTAACCACACAGAGATAAAAGGAGAAAAAAATGACTGGTAACTTCCAAGTCAGCAGTAAACTACCCGATGGTCGAATCTTCGTGGTAGCCTCAGAGACCTTTGCTGGTTTCTGTGAGTCACTAGAAAGCGCCGTAGGTATCGAGGAGTCGCAAGACCTCTTGAAGGAGATGGCATCATCACTAATCGGGACACCTACAAATGGTGTTCAAGCAGTACAGAATATCCGAGAAGCCCTTGGAGCGGACATCATCCACACAGCACATCCAGTGACTGGTGGAGCAAGTAACACTGGTGCGCCAACTTCACGATCTTGCTCACACGGCATGATGTCTAAGCGCACTGGCGCTGGGGCAAAAGGCCCATGGAAGGCATTCATGTGTCCTTCACCTAAAGGAACTCCAGATCAGTGCGAGCCTGTATGGGTTCGTCGTCATGAACCTGAATGGAATACTTTCTAAATGGCTGCAGCCCTTACAGGGCTATTCGTATCGTTAGCCATTATATTCGTATTGGAGATGCATAACAGATGAGAACTCTAGCCCGTGCAGTAGGCAGTGTCGACATTGGTGGAGAACCTTTACCATCAGTGTTCCGCACTTTCGATGCTAACAAGGTTGTTATTCGGCGATCTGAAATATCGATGATTGCAGGAACTCCAGGCGCAGGTAAATCTACGCTGGCACTTGCAATTGCGTTACGGGCTAAAGTTCCAACTCTGTATATCTCAGCCGACACAAACGCCCATACAATGGCTATGCGTCTGCTATCAATGATAATCAACAAGCCTCAAAGTGAAGCAGAGATGCTTTTAATTGATGATGTTGAGAACTCACGGAAAGTCATAAATAATTCCTCAGGTCACATCTTCTGGTCGTTTGAGTCAGCCCCAACGCTGTCTGATATAGATCAAGAAGTTGAGGCGTTTGAGGAATTGTGGGGGTGTGCGCCAACTCTCATCGTTATCGATAACCTTATGGATATTGCTAATGATGGAGGGGAAGAGTTTGCTGCCATGCGTTCCACAATAAAAGAGTTGAAATATCTCGCAAGAGATACCAACGCTGCTGTATTGTTACTGCACCACACCAAAGAGTCGTATGTCGGGAACCCATGCCAACCACGTTCTGCTTTGCAGGGCATGGTGGCACAGTTGCCTGCACTTATCTGTACGGTTGGATCGAATGCTCCTGGCTTTATCGCCGTAGCACCAGTGAAAAACCGTTATGGTAAGGCAGATCCAACTGGGGATACGGCTTTTTGGTTGCAGTTCAATCCAGAAATGATGGACGTTTCGGATATACCTGAGAGGGTATGATGAAAGACATCAATGATCTATACCCAGATTATACAAGGGCGATGGATATTCGTGGTGAACCTACCTCGGTATGCATCTGTGGATGTTTCGTTTGGAATCTAAAGGTAGCGTTCGATGAGGACGGTACTATCGGAATGTATTTCAGAGATATGGAGTGTGTTGACTGTGGAACACGGGCAACCGCACCGATTGAGGAGTAAAAATGAAACGACTAAAACTGTACGCGTGGATAATGTCTACTGTAGTCTTTGTGGGAACTTTGCCACACGCTGTGGGTGCGATACTTATCAAACCCCATACGGAGACGAAAGAGATGGTTCCACCTTGCGAACCGACTCCTTCTTATATCAAGAAGGCAGCAAAACGAATAGCCAGAGCGAAAGTTCTGTCTATATACCGCAGCAATTCTGAGTGGAAAGCACTTCGCATACTGTGGGAACGAGAATCCACTTGGAATTATAAATCAAATAATCCCGACTCTACTGCATACGGCATCCCCCAGATGTTGAAAATGCCAGAGGATACTCCAATGGTTAGACAAATTGATTTAGGATTAAAATATATTAAATACCGCTATGGCTCTCCAACGAAAGCCTTAGCGTTTCACAACTCACACGGGTGGTACTAATTGTCTAATGCAGCAAAAGCCAAAGGCTCTAAAGCCGAACGCGATCTTGTCACTTATCTAATTGAGAACGGATTCCCGTACGCCGAAAGGCGTTTAGCAGGGGCGCAAGAGGATAAGGGAGACATCGCAGGAGTCAATGGTGTCTGCATAGAAGTTAAAGATCACGCCAAGATGGTTCTATCTGGCTGGATTGAAGAGATGATACTAGAGACTAAGCATGCAAAGGCTTGGACTGGTGTTGTTATTCATAAGCGTAAGGGCAAAGGCTCGCCTGCCGATTGGTATGCTAGTATGCCTGTATCAGTATGGTTAGAACTATTAAAGAAGGCTATTGATAAATGAAGTATGACAAGCCAAGCATGACGGCGGTTCTCGAGTACTATGGTGCTCGGGTTCCGACCCGTCGTGGTTGGTTCTCTATGAAGTGTCCGTTCCATGATGATAGTCATGCATCAGCATCGGCTAACACCGATGAAGGAGCGTTCTGTTGCCACGCTTGCCAGATGAAAGGTGACGGGTACGCTATTATTATGAACAAAGAGGGAGTTGAATTTCGTGAAGCAATCAGCATCGCACAGAGAATACTTGACGCGCGCGGCGAAGTACTACCACAGCGCTCTACACGAAGCGGAGGAATACCTCGCAGAACGGGGAATAACTCTGGAACACGCACAGAAAGTTCGCTTGGGCGTCGTGCTCGAGCCACTAACGGGTCATGAAGCCTATACGAATCGCTTGGCGATTCCGTATCTTACGCGTTCAGGGGTGGTTGACCTTAGATTCAGGTCGATGGATCTATCCGAGCCAAAGTACATGGGTCTATCGGGTGCTACCACGCATCTCTATAATGTCAGTGCCTTCTTCAAAGCATCGTCGTATATATGTATATGCGAAGGTGAAATTGACACCATCACTCTCGATGTCGCTTGCGGTATACCTGCGGTTGGCGTCCCAGGGGTCAACAACTGGAAGAAGCACTACTCAAGGCTCCTAGCCGACTTTGATAAGGTATTCTTATTCGCAGACGGCGACAATGCTGGCACAGAATTTGGTAAGACTCTATCTAGAGAACTACCTAATCTGACTGTAGTGCAGATGCCTGAGGGAGAAGATGTTAATTCTATGTACCGCACACATGGCGCGGAATACTTTAGAGCAAAGATTGAGAGTGCATAATGTTACTACCAGTTGACGGACACTTTAACTGTGAAGATGATAACTGTGAGTTCACCACTTGTAATGTATTTGAATTTCTAGATCACTGTGGTGTTGAGTTCGGTTGGGAAGTAAAACTTAACAAGCGTTACTCCTTTGATCTATTCACCTTCTTGCAGATACTTAGCCAACTTACTGATGATGGCGATCTAGATGGCATCTTTGACCATGTACAAAGTGCTACAACACTGATGGTCAATGCCTCTGATAACGACCTAGAGGATTACATTGAAGAGGCTGTAGTAGCCTCAGAGTTAAAAGATATAATCAACGGCGCAGAAAGACTACTAAAAGACAATGGGTAAAGCGGAAACAATAGAAGATCCAACTAAATTCGAGTTAGACTTATGGAGTAATGTCGATGAACTCACTAACTTACTGCTCAGAAAGCACAATGATTATGGTCCAAAGAACATCTCTCAAAGCCCAGGAGGCCCCCTCAATGGGCTACGGGTCAGAATGTGGGA